ATCTAGATCCATGGTTTTATTGGTCTCAACGACCAATAAATACTTGAATCTAGATTTTTTCAATCCTATATTATATACATGGAGCCAGATACAAGAATCATCTTTTATCTGTTATTTTCAACATCAAATATAGGAGTAATTACTATGTTAAATCTCATTAAGACTGTTGCCTTGGTGTCAATCGCTGTAAGCGTTTACAACATCGCTGAAAGCATGAACAACGAAAAAGAAGAAAATTAAATTCTTCTAATCCCATAAGGGGGATATCAGACTTTTGCCTATAAATAGGCGAAAGTCCTAAGGAGGAATTCAGACCCTTATCTACTTATAGATAAGGGTCCTAAGGAGGATGTATGATGCTTTAGCTTTATACATCCTCCGATGACGTTTGAAATCATAATTCCTCTGATGTCCCCTATTTTAAATCTATCAAAACTTAATATAGGAGTTTTATCATGAACAACACAACCAAAATTATCGCCGGTATAGCAGCCGTTGCTGCTATTGGTGGCCTGGCTTACGCAGGCTACAACTACTGGTCCGCTTCTAAAGAAGAAGAGGAGTCCAAAAAAGACAAAGTAAAAGAAGCTGCTGATGCTGTCGTTGACGGTGCTAAAGAAGCCGTCGATGAAGCTAAAGAAGAACTTAATAAAGCAAAAGAGGAGCTCGAAAAGGCTAAGGCCAAAATGGAGTTCATCAAGAAAGTCAAAGAGGCTGTCAAGTCTCTTGACATTCCACACATCGCTGATGCTGATGAGATCTTCGAAAAAGTATATACCGAAATCCTGAATAAGAATCCTGGGGTGTATACTCAAGAAGTACTCGAAAGCATCATTGAGTCCTTCAAAGCAAAAGCAGCTGAGATAGCAACCTCAGCCGAGGGCATTGAAGCCCGCGCTGCCAATGTCGTATTGACAACCGCATTGAAATGGAATCTCGCAGAGAAAGAACTGCGAGACGAGTATATCAAAAAGGGGCTCTCTGAGGAAGTCATCGACAAAGTCACCTCTGATATAACTATTGGTGATATTGGTGTGGATATGAAGAACCTTTCTTTAGCAGACGTCATCAAACTAGAGAAAACTGACTTCATATCTCAAGTCACCAAAGACCTCAAAAAGGCTTTGGAAAAGGCATTAATGGAAAAAAAGTCGAAGGGGGAGAAATGAGATCAATCCCAGAACTTGAAGAATTGTTCCACGCCTGTGACGGGGAACAAGAGTTCTGGGATTCCATGACCCAAGAAGAGGCTAGATACTATATAGACGAAGTCTATAAGTACTATGCCCAAATTCCGGGTATGCTTGAAAACTCTCATTGTCTTGACTACGAACATCGGAGACGCTTCATCTCTGATGTCAGTAGAAAGGCATCATAACTCCCCCTCCCTATAGTCCTACCACTCTCTCAAGGAGTGGTAGGACATCTCTTATGTTCTTTTATTTTTCAATTATAATCAGTAAGGTTCACTATAACCAGAAAGGCATCTCTTCTTCACCTGTATCAGTTCTACGTGAACCGATGTGTTTTACAGAGACGTCTTGATGAGTATATTCTCCTTTATCGTTAGTATACATATCCCATCTTAAAGCACCTACTTCTTCAAAGGGGATAATGTAATATAGGTAATCAGGATTAGTGATACCTGGTAATCTGTGTTTACCTCTAGCAATACACTGGTAGGATTTGCCACTGTCTTTAGCGAGATATAAAAATAATTCTAAATCTACTTCTCTTCCTATACCTTTACTACCGGCATAGTAGTTACCATCAGAGACAATCAAAGCCAGATCAGTTTTTCCTTGTCTATGGAGTTCTAATGCTTCACTAGAGAGCTGATGTGGAGTAATTAAAGCAATTCTTTTCTTAGAGAAGAAATTACGTACTCTATTAAAGAGATCTTGTATTTTATCAGAATCATTATTACCATTACATCCTGTTTTAGGTATCTGATTTAAGTAGTCTATTAAGCAACAATGAATTTCATAGTTCTTTTCTGTTTCTAATTCAATTATTTTATTAAAAATATCTACATAAGTCCATTCGGAAGGATTGACTCGCATGATGTGAAGATTATATCCGTTCACGGTAGTCTTTTCTTGAATATAAGTTACACACTCTTGTGCTTTACCAATTTGTATCTTAGATAGTGCTTCTGTATCTACTTTTTCTCCATCTATATTTTCTTTTAATGTCATATAGACATCCCCTACGATTTTATCTGGTTCGTTCTCAAAAGAGATTAAGACAATAGAGGGGATTTTATTTTTGTCTTTTAAAATATCTTTAGCTTTATTAAAATAACAAAATCCTAAGATAGAAGATAAAGAAAAGCCTGATTTGTTATGGTGTTGAAGTGCTGCTATTGTAGTCACTTGTCCTAGTCTTAGACCACCTCTGGTCATTCTGTTCATGCATTGCCAGGGAAACTTTAGAATAGATTCTCCTTTAGCATCTCTGATGATGTCTTTAAAGACATCTAATACACCAGTAGAACTGTCTTTAGAGATACCCATCTCGGCTGTGATAGCAGGATCCTTTTTATTTTTTTCTGTATCTTGAACAAAAGAGTCTAAATCTGAAATCACTTCAGAGATAAACTTTCGCATGTCTTTGATTTCATGGCTTCTATAAATCGCTTTAGAAGTTGCTTGTTGTAGTTTCTTTCTGATTTCGTCTTCCTTGACATAGGTATGGATATCTTGTCTTATGCTTTTGACTTGTTCATTGATACCTTTATCATCCAAAGGTTCTTTTACGGATTCTCTTATGGCATTATAGAGACTTTCATCTTCTTCACAGATGACTTGTAGATCTCTGTTTTTTCCTGAGAGATCTATCTGCCCATGAGGAAGCCTACACATATCGACAATGAGATTTTTGAGCTCAAAGAGTTTTTTACCTTCTTGATTTAGAGAAGGTCCACTGTCTCCTATGTCTATTTTCCTTAAGATATCTAGAATATAATCTTTATTCGAGTTACCGTTATCCTGGGATAACTGATGTTCTCTGTAGATTAAGGTATAACATTTAGATAAGATAACCTTAATATTCACTTGTTCACCTCTTGTCTCTAAAGTCTATTTTCATACGAAAAGCTGTTTATAACTTATGATAATCTATTTACAGTAGGTATCACAGGGGATCCTGGTGTCAAACGATTTATAATGCAATAAAAAACCATAGAAATATACGGCTATATTGTTGATTAAAGTTCATTTGATTTAGGATTTTATTTTACCCATGATCTGGAGTATGACATGTATTCGAGAGGTATGCGACCCTTTCAGCCTGTCGTTTATCTTACTAATCAGATGCGTAGCTTGCTTGAATGGAAAGGCTTTGTCCTCTCTGATCTATTCAACTTCTCTAGCATCAGCCAAGCTTTAGAAGGAGAAGAAATTGCTAAGTTTCTCCTTTTAAATAGTGGAAATGAAGATACGGAAAGACAGTTGCCACATTCGTTAGGTACTGAGACCATAATGAATCAGTGGAGTCAAGAGGTATCTATTTTGGATGACGAAGTTTTAAAGATGTCTTTGAAACAAGTACAAGATGAACTGGTACTAAAAAAACATAGTGCACTAAACAAACTTTTAGAGTATCCTTTAAAAGAGGATCAGCCATATGAACTTGTACATGACGAGCGCTTTATCTTTGTTGTTCTACAACTAGACTCGAATGAGTCTAACAGTCTTTCGGATAGGAAGACTATCGATAGTCTTTTGCAAAATAATACCATGGTGAAAGCTTTAACTAGAGACATTATTAAGACATATGGATGTTATTTCCCTTATGATGTTGTCTCTACTTCACCTTGGTTCACTTCCTACATTGTACAATTGTAAATCTTTAATATTTAAAAGGTAGAAATCTATGTCTATTTTTAAAAGTATCCGTCATACTAAACCGGATGAAACCTCTTCAAGCCGTATCCTGGGTAACCTCGCTCAGCGTCTCAATGCCAAAGGCGATCCGCTTGCTCAATCTAAAGTCTCTGTTTTCTCTATGGAGAGCATGGATGAAGGTACTCGTGCTCAAGCCGAAGACAACGTCCGTGAATTGAGAGATACTCTAACCAGCGTTATTCAAGATGAAAAAGATGCTAGTTATGATGAAACTCAGGTAGATGCTGCTCAACTGGCAGCTGTTGCTAACAGTGACCGTAAAACTATCTTTGCTCGTACCAGTGCTCCGGTCATTCCGTCACCAGGTGATATGGTAGTTAATACCAGTGAACTTGGTAGTGGTGAATACAATACTGGTCGTCTGGCCGAAGTCGCCAATACCTCTACTGAAGCTTACGACAACACTGAAAACCGCAACGCGATGATGTTGTCATTCACCTACAACTTGAAAGCTGCTCGTCAGGATGAGTTTGGTGAAGCTTTCTTCCCGACAGTTATCTGTGATCCAGATATGGCTGGGATCAATATCACTATTGACCTCTTGAACGTATCTGAAGATTACAAACGTAAGATCGATGGTACTTATCAGTATCAGTTTGGTCGCAAGACTTTGGTCGCTGCTATCGTTGAGCCGACTATCCTGAATAATGATACTACCCGTATCTATCCGATCTATCGTTCTACTGATCCGGTCAACATGGCTAACTTCGTAGATGTAGCTGATGTTCCGAACAGAACCATCCGTCTGGAAAATGAAGAAGTTGTTACTACCTCTCCTTTGAAAGTAGGCGCTGAATTTGACTTGATTGGTCTGGGTTCTGCTGATTACCTGATCAGTGCTGGTCAGCTCGATAGAACTGATGCGCTTGATCCGTCTATCCAGTTGACTACTATCTATATCAAGCTGAAGAGCGGTGATGTCTTCTATATTGACAATCTCCAAGTCAACCCGGAAGCTAACTACGTCTACAGTGTCAATGGTAACAACAAACAAATGTTGCTCAACTTTGACAACCGTTTCATCGAAGTTAACAAACTGACCAAGAAAGTCGATGGTTCTCCGCTGACTGGTTCTTTCTATACCAATGACCAAAGAGTACGTCTGAATGTCAAACTCAATGGTAGCATCAACCTGGAGACTGCTGTTGGTAGCTTGAACTTCAGTGGTATGAAAGTCCTGGATGTCTATGCTGCTAATGGTGACCGTCTTGATACCAACTCTGGTGTAGGTCAAACCACGGCACAAGAATTCGAAGATGCTAAAGTTATTGGTTATGACCTGATTGCTCGTCGTGTTAACACTAACCGTCGTGAACGTGGTCAACTGCTGGATATCAACCGTGAACGGATGGTCTATAGCCTGCCTATCCTGGCTCCGATCTCTGTTGTTCGTCCGGCTATTGAAACCGATGCAACTGATGATGTTCGTCTGGATCGCCTGATCACCACGACCTATATCCGTTGCTCTAACGCGGCTGTACGTGTACTCTTGGCAGCACGTGATCACCTCTCTACCCTGCCGAACACTCTGGAACCGGAACGTCTCTACAACTCTGGTACTCTGGGTGCAGCTCGTTACTACGTTGAACCGTATTTCCAACACGCTGAACTTGACGTAGAAGCTGAGCTGAACACTCTGCGTACTGGTGATCGTATCGTTGACGTACAAGCTGTATTGGTTAATACTATCCGTGATATGGTCTATCGTGCTTATCTGGAAAGTAACTACCGTGCTGCTTGTGATGTTCTTTTGGGTGACACCAACAAGAAACCGCTGGTCGTCATTGGTACCGACCCGTACATCGCTGCTTACCTGATGGTCACTGGTGATCTCCGTACTCTGGGTGATCAATTCGAAGTGAAAGTTGTTTCTACTCCGAACAAGACCATGCGTAACAAGATCATCATGGCCTTTGGTAAAGGTCCGAATGGCAACAGTGATGTCATGAACCCGCTGCACTTTGGTAACATGTTCTGGAGACCTGAACTCGTTTCTATCCTGAACATCTCTCGTAGCAACACCCACAGCAAGGAACTCACGGTACAACCGTCCTTCTTGCACGTGGTACACTGTCCGATCATGATGTCTATTGACGTCAAGAATCTGCCGAAAGCTGTTACCAAACAAGCTCCGATTGTTGGTAAATTCAAACAAATCCCGTAATTTGTTGCTCATTATCCACTGTACTCCTTTTTGGGGTACAGTGGATATATGACGCTATATCTGGATAAATAGAAATATATATTTCTTTCCTTCGTCCACTATCATGGACTCACTCAAGAGGATATATTTGATCCTAAATAGAATCAGATATACTATTTTTCTCATTCGACTATATTAATATAGTCTCATTCAAGATGATATATTTCAATCTAGCTAGATTGAAATATATATTATATCCTAGAAGTACTTCCCTGAATTCCTAGGACATATCCATGAATACCAATATTTATTGTTATAATCAGAAACCAAGGAGAGACCTAGTAGACGTATTCACCAAGACTACTGGGATTCCTAAATATTATTCAGATCAGTTTGTTATTATTAACTTAACCAATCTTCGTTTAACTGTTAAAAACAGAGCAGAATCACAAACGACTATTCTGCCTTCTTCTACTGACAACTATCTAGCAGAGTTTTTAAGATATCGCCAAGATATCAAAAACACTTTTGATAATGGTGTATATATCGTTTTTCAAAACAACGTCAGCAGTGAGTCAGATAGAGCAACTCAGCTTTACTATGACACGCATCCTGAACATGAAGAACATTATCCTGTCCCTTTACATACTTCTCCCTTGGATGAAGTCAATTCTCTTAAAAGAGAACAGTTCTTAAGAAGCAAATTAAATCAGGTTATCTTGAGTACGGATTATAGTAAATATCTTCCTACCAATAGAGAAGCAGAAGCTATTGCTTTTAGTCATACAAGAAATAATGTTTATTTTGTTCCTTTAAAAGTCTTGTTAGAAAACAAATATATTTATCATAAGCAAAGTGATTATTTATTAAGTATTTACGATGACGGAGATATGCCCATACACCCTAATAGCATCTATGAAAACATAGCAGTTACTAGGGAGGCTATCACTCAGACATACGACGGTGAAGAGGCTCACGAGACCATCTATTATTGTCCTATTGATAAAGAGCGTGCTAGACCACTATACAGAAGAAGTGGCACTAGTGTCACGAAACTCACTCCTAAAGATCCAGATTTGAAACATCAGTGTAATTATATCTATATTAGCTATGATACTTTTGATGTTGAAACTGGAGAGTATGTCACCAAGAGTAGTAAACATAGACTACAGGACTTATCATTACCGAGTAAAGAGAAAGAGAAACTAAAAGCAGATCTTGAGAAATGGTTAAATAGCTTTGGGATTTATTATTCCGAGAAAGAGGCTTTAGCTAGTATAGCTGATAGGATTGCTATTGAGAAAGTCTTACATGAAAAAGAGGCATTGAAAGTATCGGAAAAGAAAATAGAACACGAAGATAGAAAGATAGATCATTTTGATCGTAAACTAGCAGTAGAGGATAAGAAGTTAGATATCGAGTTTAGAAGAATCAAAGTAGATCTTAAAGATTTAGATCTTAAAGAGATAAAACTGAGATTGCAAGAACAGGAGATGTCAAAAGAGACAGAGGCCGAGAGAGGACTCAAAGCAGAAATTGAATTACTGAGCAAGAAAATTGAGATGTATAAACTCAATATTGAAAATGCCAAGATCAATGAAAAACTAGAGGAAATCAAAGATCGAAAAGAAGAAAGACACCACAAGAGAAGTAACAGCAATTTTGATAATATTAGCGGGATACTGAAAGGTATTGCTGCGATTATTGCGGGTGCTGTTAGTTTAGTAGCCGCAGTTACTGGAGTCATGTCTATGATGAAAACCAAGACGGCTTAATTTATATTAAGCTGTCATATAGGAGAGAATACACCATGCCCATGAATAAAGACTTAGTTGAGTTTATTAGCAATGATACCCCTAAGTTTAATCCGGATTTAGCTAATGGTCTAATAGTAAAACACATGCAGGTAGCTGAGGACTATCTGGATAGTGTCTGTCGAGCAGTACTGAAAGATCTAGAGAATATAGGCTTTTATTATTTGGGGTTTGATCGAGTATCACCTGCGGAGGAGTATGCTGAGATCACGAAAGGTAAAAACAATGGTCCTAGACAATACAATCTTGCTAGAACCGATACCTATATGGTAAAAATGAAATTCAAGTATCTAGATCAGACCTATGAAAAATTGATTTCTTTACCGTATGTGAATCAAGCTGGGATGATCCATGTGTTTGGTACGAACTATGCCATCACACCGGTACTCGCTGACAGGGTGATTTCTATTACCCCACCGAAGATCTTTGTCAGGTTGATGTCAGTACGACTTAACTTTGAGAAAGAGAATTATCACTTCTTAATGGATGGTATACGACAAATTTATCCTGTTGTTAAATCTGAGGTTTATAAAGCTAAACAGAATAACAAGAGTACCCGTAAGTTTATTCCGGTTACTCCTATGGTCTTTTATCTCTTTGCTAAGTATGGCTTAACGGAAACATTTAAGAGATTCATGGATACCGATGTGATCTATGGTGTCTATGGAGACGATATCACAGAGGAAAAGTATCCAGAAAAGGATTATGTCATTTGTAGAAGTGTCGGTATTAAACCAAAAGGACTAAGAGTAAAAGACTATATTCCTTGTGTCTTGGCTTTTGTAGTTCCTAGAGAGAAATTTACCCAGACCATGAAGTGTATTATGGCTGGCTTGTTCTTTATCTTGGATCAGTTTACTGAAGAGTTCGATGTCGGTGCTATTGACAACACCACTACCTGGAAGATTTCTTTAGGTATGGTACTGTTCAATCAAGATGTCAATCCAGGTAAATTGATTATGGACATTGATGATCACTTAAGTAGTGTAGACCAGTACATAGACGAGATCATGAAGATCAAGTTTAAGCGTATTGGCATGAACATTGAAGACATGTATCAGTTGTTCTACATCATCATTGACAAATTCGAAGACTGGATTAACTCCTTTATGAATAAAGAAAGCGAGTTATATGGTAAAGAATTAAGTATTTTGTATTATGTCTTATCTGACTTAACAAAACAGATGGTGACTTTTAGTTATCATGTTAAGAAAAAGAATAAGTTTAATAATATCAAAGAAAGCGATGTTAGGGATGCTGTTCGTAACAAGTTAAGAACAGATGCCGTGAATAACATTAGGACAGGCCATGGTGAGATCAATGTTGTTAACTACAGTGGTGACAACATGATCTTTGGTATGACCCAACAGTTGATACCGCAGGAAAAGACCAGTAAAAATAGAAGAACAGAACAAAATATCAACTTAGACGATGCTACCAAAAGACTGCATACTTCCATGGCTGAAATGCGCACTTATAACAGCATGGCTAAAGCAGCTCCAGATGGTAGTACCAAGATCAATCTTCACCTAGCGGTGGATGAGAATGGGGTCACGCACAGAAACCCTGAACTACAGCCTATGCTAGAAAAAGTACAGAAGATGATTGACAGATCTTAAACTGTATATAGACTATACTAGTCCCTGTCTGTATATAGTTAAATAAAAACAACAGTTATAACTGGGAGCAAAACACATGTACAACCCTTATCAGGCACCACAGTTGCCTATGTCTATACAGATACAACCTGGTATCTCTCCTGTGCAACCTAACTTTCCTTATAGTCCTTTGTTGAACCAGAGTATCGGTTTTATTGGCTCTACTTTGGCGATGATGGTTCAGGAGGATCCTACCAAGAACCAACCTAGGACGATGTTGTACAATGTCCTAACGCAAAATGGCTTTAATAACCAGGAATTCATGTTCCTGTATCAGCTTACGTGTAAAGCCGTAGAAGTCAGTGCATTGCAAAACCGTACTGATCCCATGGCTATCATCAAAACCGTGGCTGACAGAGCGATTAAAGGCTTTTTAGCGTATATCTGGGGTAAGTATTGTCCTAACCAACCTTTGCCGAATGACATTAGGAGTTATTTGACGGATTGTCAGACTACTTTTAATAACCTGGTCGCTTTGTTACAACAGAGTAGCAACCAGTACAATGGTGCGGCTTATGGTCAATATGGTTCACCACAGCCTCAATATGGTCAAGTTCAATACGGTCAGCAGTATGGCTCTCCCCAGTATGGTCAATCTCCGTATGGCTCCACTCCGTACGGCAACGCCTATCCTGGCAATCCACAAATGGGTTATCCTCAGGTCAATCCTAACGTCATGACTAACCCCATGGCTATGGGTATGAACAATGTCCCTAGTCTGAGTCCTCCTGGTGGTATGAACAATATCTCCTTGGCAGGTTCTAGTATCCCAGGTAATCGTTTCGCCCAGGACAACAATCTCTCTGCTAATAATCCATCCCCACAAACCACTCAAGCCAGTCCTCGCAATAACGCTATTCCCATGAGTAGCTATGACACGAGTTCTCGCTTCTCTTCTATTGAAAACAATCAATGGAAAGGTGGTAAAGAGGAACATGTCTTTTCTCCTAATACCAACAATATCCATCAGAAACAAATCAATCGTATCGAAGAAGCTTATAAACAAGCTACTGCTACCGGTACTGTCTCTGTAGAGAATGTTGATGCGGTGATGGTTACTGATCTCTTTAATGATGTTCCTAATCCGGAAACTTCTCCTGGTAGAATTCCATTAGCGCCTGGTGCTGAGGAAAAATACATTACCCCTAACTATACCTTACCTAAGAATACCCCTAATAAGGATGTCAAGATCCCTCTCTCTGATGATACTATCAATACGGATAATATTCTCATTGAGACAGATGATCCTTATCGAGCCATGATAGAGTGGAGTAGAAACCCAGCCTCTCGTTACTTCCGAGGATTTCAACCTGGTAAAGTCTGGTGTACGCTATACCTAGATAGCCAAGGTAGAATTCACCAACGTTTTAAAGTCAAAGAGTATTTAACGATGAAAGAAGAAGATCACGATCTGCAAAACTACATAAACAATCAGTTTGTCAATGGTCCTAAACCTACGGTAGATGATCTCCGTAGCCTGGATAGAGTAGCGGATAACTATAGTAAAGAAAAAGAAGCCTTAGAGAAAGAAGAAGAGAAAGCTATTGCTGAAAACAGAAGTGTGAAAGAGATTCCTGTTAGTGATAGTGAACCTAAGGTAGTAGAGTCTCTGAATGAATTGGTGACTATTGCGGATTGTAGAGTCATTGAGAAAGAAAGAGATAGTTATACACAACCTGGGTATTTGGTTAAACCCATGGTCAGTAAAAGAGATTATACGGAAGTGCTCTCTGAGATCAGTAAAGCTGATGGTCTAGGTAAAGTCTTGAATACTCTAAGTACTATTCGAAATGATGTCAGAGTCTATCCGCTACTCACCGATATCTATAGTGATATGGTACTAGAGATCTTGAATATCCGAATGGGACAAGACATCAGCATTGATGACCTTAACCTGGATTATAAAGATCTTAAAGAGTTATTGGAGAGTAAGAACCTCTTAGAGACTTTTGAGAAAGAAGTGATCTATTCGCTGAAACATTGGATCCTCCCTGATGATAAATTGCCTGTAAATCCTCTAAAAGGAACATTAGGAAGATTAGTGTTGCCTGAGAATGTGTTTGCTAACTGCGTAAATATGCCCGTAACGCTCACTACAGCCGTTAAAGAGGCTAGGGTAATAGGGTTACCTATGGATGACACTTTGATCGGCTCAGAATCGCTCCAGCAGCCGTTTATCGTGGAATTAGGCAAGCATCTCTATAAACGTTATCCTGATTATGCCAAACACTATCTGAAAACAGAAGATAATCGTGTTTATCAACTGGTCCGTGGAGCGTTCAATAAAGAGATGTTCTTCATTAAGAAGGTATCAATTTAATCACAGGTCTACACTCTACACTCCCTTCTATAAAGAAGGGAGTGTAGAGGATATATGACCTATTTCAATATCTAAAATCAGGAGTTAAACATGTTAAATGAAGAGATAAAAAGGTATATTAAAGAAATTGTAAAAGAATCTCTACATGAGGTACTAGAAGAAAGGGAAAGACTCTCTTCTCAATCTAAGGCTAAGTACGGTGAACAAAAGAAAACACAGAAACGAGAAATACTGCAAGAAATTAGGAAACAGGTATATGACTATACTCTAGAAGAACTATTATCCAACATCAGGGTATATCTTAAATATTACCAATCGATAATATTGCCAGTAGAGTTTAATCCAGCTACTTTGTCCAAATACAGAACCCGACTCGAAGTAGAACTAGATAACCTCAAAAAAGAATATCAATATAGAAAGAAAAGAGTCAAGGAAGCCGGTATAGTCGAGGACTTTGACTGGGTGGATATGGAATCCGATACACTAAGCAAAGATGATCTCCTTGCTATCGCTCGGTTGTATAGCGTAGTTTTGGCTAATCGTAGTACGACCAGTTTTCTTTCTTTTATGTTAGAAAAACATCAGGAAATAAATGGATGAATTTAACTATTACAAACTAAGAAAAGCTTTTATGGAGGATAGAGGTATAGAGGATAAGGAACAAGTAGACAGGTTTCTTAGTGTACCACTGCACCTGAAAATGGTTCAACGTATCTATGGTAAACAGGAAGACTGATTCTCTTTATACATTAAGTAAACATAAGTCCTACTCTACTCCTTTCACAGGGAGTAGAGTAGGGATCTATGCCGTCTATAATGAGTCTTCAGGGAGCATCTGGTATTTTACTAGCTGTTCTTGTTTACGATCATCTATAGGCCCCTGATACAGGGGATGTATCTGTCGATACTTTTTTATTTTTTCTATAATAGGGGATATATGGTTATGTAATCTGATTTCCTCTATGGTACCTGTATTCCAATAGTTAACAAAACCATATTCCTTTATAATCATAGCTACACCATAATCAAAAGTATCTTTACTGGTATTATAGATAAGTTTCTTTAGAGATAGATCTTGATAACCTTCTCTTTTAAACTCTTGCATGACTTTTTGACATAGCTCAAGAGAGAAGGGGATATTAGTCGTATAGACTTGTTGTACCCACATACTAAAACCCAACAAAACTAGGATCTTTCTTATTCGTTTCACTCATGAAAAAGATCCTCTAGAATCCTATAAAGTTTGGATCTTTTTTGTTTTGATATACAGTTATATTGGTATATCCTTGTTCTTTGATGATCTCTTCTATGACATCTATTATATCTTTAGTATAATATTCATCTAGAGCAAAACCTATCTTGATATCTTCAAAGGAATATCCTATTAAGGTATTACAATTCTCTTTTATTTTTTCCAATACTGTCATCAGAGCTTTTTCATCTATAGCTTCTTGTTTATATTCTTCTAGATAGTTACTCATATAGCCACAGACTAGACAACATCTCTTTCCTTTTCTCTCTCCTGGGAGATAGGATATACTCCCTAGCTTAGGTTTATTTTTTCCTGCAATAAGTTTAATGTCTTGTTCATAGAGACGAGGGTACATATCTCTAAAGAGTTTCTTGGTATTACTTTGCCATTCTCCTTGGATATTGGAATTGAGAATGATCATGTCAATATGACCTCCATTTAGGTCATTGATACTATTGTGGTAGAGCATGAGTATAGACTCCTAGTATAGATAGATTTTAACCATAAGGTTATTTTAACTATATCTTTATTGGATGTAAATTAACTGCCATAAAGGAAATTATAGGGGATTAATAAGTATAGAATTTATTTAAACCCTAGGTATAAGGGGTATTATTATAGTTTCTTACCTAAGTATTTACTACTCATTTCTAATAATTTGAGCAAGGTACTGAAGTAGGGGATATATGCTGATCTAAAATCAGCTATTATTTTAATATATTTAATAATACTTCTATTAATATTAATATAAAACAGAGTATAGAACATGTCATTATTAACAATCGAAGAAGTACTAAGTAAAACATATCCTGGTTATTATCATAACCAAAAACAGTTAGCTAGATTGATGGAACTAGAGCAGACGATAGTAGAGAAATATGGTAAATATAAAATAAGCGGGATAAACATAGGAAGAAGGGTTCCCTATGAATTAAGTCCTAGGGGGTTAAAAGATCTAATAAGAAGGATGTCAAAAAACATAGCCAGTAACGTTCTAGGTAATTATTTATTAGGCTATACCTGGAAATTAGAGGAAGGGGATAAGAAAGAGCTTTGGCACGCTCATTTGGTCTTTTTCTGGAAAAGTAATGTAGATAATAACTTATTAACCAGAGAGTTAGTATGTTATTTTTATTTCTTAAACTTGTTCGAGAGAATAGGAGAGATTAGTCTACAAATGACTGGAACAAGTCAAATGAACAAAGTTATAATGAAAAATAACGAAGAAATGAGAAACGGTTTATATACCTGGTTGAGATATTTGTGTAAAGAAAAAATAATCGAAGGGGAAGATAGAGATATAAACAATACTGGTAGACTATACTTAGATAACATTGAAAGACATAACGGTATTGAAAAAGGAGAAAGAAGGTTTGGTTGTAGTTTGAGGACATTGAACAAAAACGAATGTGATTTGCCTGACTATGACTTAACTAAAATAAGTAAGGAGAAAACAAAGTATATTTTTCAAGAGGGTTTAGAAAGTGTATTAGACGTTAGAAAGAGCTTGGTTATAGAGTATATGGAAAGAAATAAAGGGAAGTGGGATATGTTTCCTGGATGTTATTTAAAAAAAATAGAGGCGTGAAATGATATTTACTGATGTGGTTATGCCTATAAAAGGTCTATATGCTAATTATAAAGGTTTTAGGATATGTCCGGAGGCAGATGAGTATATTGTCGATCTTCTAGAGATGCATCCTACAGGAGTATTGGAAAATAGTAAAAATATGTTATATAAAGTATATACTGGAAGAGATGAAGAGATTAGATGGAGTTATAGAAACTGGGAAGATTTAGTGCAGATAGATCCTTGTGTAGTAGGGTGTACGGTAGATAGCAAGCAGAGTCATGATAAGCGTTATCGGATATATAAATGCATCAAAATAAAAATACATGATATCGAAGATAAGGGATATGGAAATAAGCCAGTAATTGAATGTTTAACGGATAAATGGAAAGAGGATAAGAGGTATATAGTCGAAGTAGTAGGGTTTGTGAACATAAAAGATATACTTAAAAACACTGCTATGATAGGGGTAATCAAGAGAAAGATACATCAATGGTATCATCTGGAAGAGTTTTCTGACGATATAAAAAAGGTTATATTGGGAGAAGTAACAGATAATAAAGACGGTGTACACTCCATGCTGTGTGATAGTTCTTATGAATTTTGGGTAGATGATGATAGTTATTGGGATATTAAATTGCCCTCTAAGACTGGAATTGGTACAGATGGTACTTATATCAACTATCCTATCGTAAGGAAGTATTTAATAGCGTTACATAAGCACTTTCCTGATTGGTGATCAGATATTCCTAGATATGCTGCTTTTTATAAGTGGTGTATCTAGGGATTTATGCCGTATTTATTTTAAAAAAATAATTATGTGCCAAGCAGTCCCGAAGGTTTGAGATTTTGAAGATAATTATGTATAAGGTACTCTCGGGGTTTTTGAATATATAACAAAGGGATATAGGTGGTTTTGCTAAATATGCTATTTACTGGTTATTTGGTATAATATGGTCAAGGTATCTAGGAGAGGACATTTGATGAATATTTAAAATAAGAATATTAATTAAATATAAATATACATTCTTTATAAAGAATAATAAGTAAATACAAATAACACAGAAGAGTAGTTATGTATAGGCCATACCTGTATGATGATAATCTCTTAGAAAGAGAGTACTTCCTTTAGATGACATCGTGGAAGTAAAGACAAAAGACTTTATTAGGGGGTATGGGTAGTGTAGAATTACGAAGGTACTGGGCGAAGATCGATGACTATCGATCGCTCTTGAGAGAGGATCCTGATAGGGATCCGAATGAAAGAAAGTTTAAAGAGTATAGTAGAAAATATGAAAGAGGAAAAGAGATATGTATAGAAATAATAAAGGTTGGATTATAAGTGTAACTGGTATAGTAGCTAGAGACAGTAGTAGTTTAGATGAGGATACTGATGTTAGAAGGAGGGGCGTAATAGGGAGATATAGAGATGGTAGATACGATATCCCATGGAGATGTAGGAGAGATATGACTCATTTTAGGGATGTGACTAGACATCCTACTGGTAAAGATAGATGGATCTGTATCATGGGGAAAAATACCTATCTATCCTTGGATAATCGGCTTGTAGATAGGAGAGAGATAGTCATCAGTACTAGTATGGATGATGATGGTGTAGAGGTATATCGAAGTATAGAGGAGTGTTTTGATAGACTGATAGATGAGGGTATATCGAGACATGTCTACGTGATAGGTGGTAATCAGTTATTGCAGAGTAGTATGCAGTATATCGATGATCTCTATTTGAGTACGATAGATACCAGAGTAGCTGGTAATCCTGAAGAATTAGTATATTTGGATATAGAATTACCTTGGAATATGAAGGTATTGCGTAGAGATGGATATCTGGATGATAGAGATGATGTGGGGTGTGTGATAGAGCACTACATACGGTTTGCGATGCGAGGGACGATGTGAGAGGCTATGTGAGGTTGTATGAGTAGTATATGGTTTAACAAAAGGCATTGGAGCGGTGAAGTACTAGGGGACGTAGTGATACCTGGCTTGTATCGAGATCGTGTCACAGAGATTGATAGAGAGCGATTTAGAGACATATCTGTAGATACTAGTAGAAATGAGAGTATAGATCATGAGAACAACATCATTCAGATAGGGGATAAAGAGAGTAGAGATACGAGACACATAGTACTCTTTACCTATCATCGAGGCGATATGACTGAGTGGGGTATGGATGAACCGTATATCGATAACAAAGAGAGATTGATATTGGTAGAGTGTATAGCTGAATATGATTATACGACTGAAGATCCTAGGATGGTCTATCGACAAAACAGAGATGTCTTGATCACCGTGAAAGAGATAGAACAATATCTATTGGACAGGATATCCTCCATAGAAAGAATGACCTACGACACCAGAGAGTACCACTATATGGATCTCTTGGACATGCTGAGCGTGGTAGATATATTTAAAAGAGACTATCCTGATCATGACAGGTATAGTCATGAGGTAGAGTATCCTTTGGGTAGAGATACTTCTGAATTGTTATTGTTGATACCTTAGGAGGTAGTATAATGGTACTTATTGCAAAGAAAGGTAGTTGGTTAGAGAGACTAGTAGGTAGACATAGTGCTAAGACGATATTTCCTTTTATTATTGTCAAAGAGGATTATAAGGATAATAAAGGACTCATTGAGCATGAAAAAGTCCATATCAGGCAAGTATGGTTAGGTAGAGGATTTCTGTATTACTTTAGTGATGAGTGGAAATACAAGTTAGAGATGGAGGCTTATCAGAAACAGTTGTGGGTCAATATGGCTGAGTATAAAGAGATCTATAAAGATAAATCAGAAGAAGAGTACAAAAGCCATTACATGGATAGAGCCAGACAGTATGCCCAATACTTAGCGAGTAATTATGGATTGCCTGATGGCACTTACGAGAGAGCTATCAAGGAGTTTATTTTGGCTTATACTCCTTAAAAGTATCATAAGCCAAAATAGGCTCTTCCTCTGGTCAGGATTCATCATGCACTATCATTCATGATAGATTCTTTTATAAATTCCTATCTACCTCCTCTACCACATTCAAGGTAGGAGGTAGATAGGATCTATGATGATTTACATTCTAGAAAATCAGAGATATATATTTCTTTTCCTAACGGAGTCTCGCTCCGCTCGATCCCTCTTCTATCTGAAGATAGATTCGGTCAAGAGACTATATTTGATTTTAAATAAAATCAAATATACATGCAAAGAATATAATCTCTAGATATTTAGACAAGAATCTAAATATCTAGAAATATACATTATACATATGTAGTACTATGTCTATTATAGTGCTATCTTTCATTATGACGATAGTGAAAGTATCTTTACTTTAAAGTATAGGAGTATTTACTTATGGCTAAAGTACAGTCATTTGAAGCGTTTAATGACGCTTACAATGTCATCAATCCTCTTACCAGCGATGTTGTTGTAACACCTCGTGGTAACGAGATTGACGGCGTAAAAGAGAGTGATGTGAGTTTACTCGCTCAGTACGAGGACATGAATCCTGGTTGTGTCTGGACAGTGTTGATTAATAGTGTCGACACTATAGATCAGGAGGATGATGAAATAGAAGAGGATATCGTAGAACATGACGATGAGGATGCCTACCCCGAAGAGGATCTTGAGATTGAGGATGAAGAAGAGGAAAGTGAGATCTACAGCATTGTCCCAGGGATCATAGAGCTGGGCGTGTATTGTTATCTGATCACAGAGAAACCTGTCAGTGATGATGATCCCTTAGGATACGTGCTTGATATCTGAAGCATGATAGGAGTGTATCATGACTGATGGGAGAGAATCATGACTGATTGGGTAAAGACGATCTATGAGATTCAAGGTGATAAAAGTACCTTGGATATCTTGGAGAAAGAGCTATATACGGAGTATCAGGGTGAAGAGAGGTTTATATACCATAAAGTCATTCACATACCGGATGCTTTGTTATTGGATATATCGCAGTATGCTTTTGAAGTAGCAGTATTGTTAGAGAAACTCGAAGAAGATAAGACAGATTTTAAAGTCTTTACTTTGGAGAGGATCAAAGACTATATAGACTTCATTAGTCAGAATAAACTAGAGAATTTCTCTGACAGATATACCGATGATCTAGTACAGAGGGGTATTCCTATTGATACTCTGTTAGTAGATTATTTACGAGAGCATTATCTAGAAGAGACGAGTATTTCTATTAGGCTGATCAAGAATAATCGGGAACTAGGGTATTATAGCTTGCCTGGTTTTTGTATGGATCAGTTAGGTTGTATTAGTCTATTGACCTTTCACAATGAGAAAAAGCGGGAGGATAATAAACTCTCTGGTAGCTTTGTCTGTGAATATATGGCACCAGGTACGTTCTTTTCTACTTTACAAGAGATCTATCCTGTCAGAGTCAAAGTCACAGCGAGATTTCCAGATGAGGATATCGTGGTCGTGGATGATTTGATGACAGATTGATGTCGTCTTTTTACAATAGTTTATATTGAGGATATTTACATGTCTTTAGAGAGAAACAAAGCAGATATTCGTATTTATGCTTGTGGTGGCGGTGGGATATCTATCGCTTCGAAGATCTATGACTGGAAAAACAAAGCATTAGACGGTTTTGCCAATGTCAAGTTTGCTTTTGTTGATACGAGTAAGAGTAACTTTAAAATCCCAGTGGATGATGAAGATGTTTACTTGATTGAAGAGCTGGATGGTCAAGGCAAGAAGAGAGGACTGGATGCCAAAGAGAGTATCATTCCTGTCATTGCTGATATTGTCCAGAATCATAAACCGAGTAGCTTGAATATTGTTTTACACACTCTAGCAGGTGGCAGTGGCAGTGTTTTGTCTCCACTCATCGTAAAAGAGTTATTGAATCGAGATGCACCGGTTATTGTTGTGGCTATCGGTGACAACGGTAGTGTCATTGAAAGCAACAATACCTTAAAGACATTACAGACTTATGAAAATCTGGCTATCAATGTGGTTAAGAAACCCATTGTCATGGCTTATTATTATAACGAAGGATCAGCTTCACGTAAAGAAGTCGATAAATACGTGATTAACATGATCGAATCCTTACGTTGTTTGTTTGCTAATCAGCATATCGGTCTAGACAGTCAAGACCTCTACCACTGGCTGCGCTATGATAAAGTCACTGATTATCCTAACCAATTGGCGGTATTGACAATGGTAGGTAATAATGACGATCTCCACAAGGTCTATGGTAAAGCCATTTCTGTAGCAACACTCGCTGCAGAAGGCGAGTCGACCGACTATCCAGAGACAGTAGAGTATCATACTGAAGGTGAGATATCCAAAGAACTCAGTAGCAAGATCTATTCTGTCACGACACACTTCGTGATCAGTGATGGACTGGTAGATAGAGTCGCTAAGGATATTGAATCTCACTTGGCTAAACTCAAAGAAGAGAAAGACAGTCGAGTCATCAGACAGAGCATCATTAAAGGTGTTAATGACGCAGATGAATCTGGTTTGATTGTATAAAGATGTCATACATCCCTCTATACGCTCCTCAATGGGCGTATAGAGGCTTTATGACCTATAGGTAATAAACTACCATTACTTTTATTAAATGACGTCTTACACGCTCGTTTAGAGCGCTCTTGAACGATGCTACGTGAGTAGCAGAGTGAGAGAACCCCCCATTCAAGAGGAAATACGACGATCTATGATAAGTAAGGACAGATCTATGATAAAATATCCTCGTGATAGGATAGTCTTAATTTTTTCTTTACGAGATCTAGAGGGCCTTGTCTATATGGATAATCCCTTGTTAACAGAACTCGCTATTCACAATTACCCTATTCCTGATTTTCTAAAAGACTTCATGTCTATTACTTTAGATGATTTCTTACATATTTCTTTTTTAGATACCACTTATAAGAAAAGGTATCATGCTTTTTTTATATCTATTCATGAGAAAGTGCGTAATAGCATATACCAATACCATAGATTTATCTATGACTATGTCCACGATAGACTCCCTTTGATCTATGGTTATTGTGAGTATAGTTTAGAATATAGTCCTAATGCTTCCTTGTATAGCTTGGTTATTTATTAAGTATAGGAGAATAAAATGTCTTTAGACAATGTCTATTTAGCTAATCCTAAGTTATTAGGATCTTATTCGGTATTGAATCAGTTCTTTATTTTAGAACCTATTTTAGTAGATAATCAAATAAAACCTTTACCTGGTATTTATAATAGATACAAATATAGACCAGTGATAACTCCTGGTAAAGAATATTTTTTAATCAATTATGGTAATGACAAATATGTCACTTACGATGATCTCTATAAGAATCTTGAAAAATATCAAAATGAAAAATGGCAAGCTGTCCAGTCTTTTGATAGTGGTGAAATGATCTCTTTGATGAGAGATTTATCTGTATTGCCATTCCATCCTATCAGGAGTCATCTGTGTATCAAAACCATCATAGAAGATTTGATTAAAAATACCCGATGTTTTAATGGAAATACGGATTATCTCTTAGATGATGCTATAGAAGCCTATATCAACGATCAACTGAGTACGACTACTCGGGATATGTCTTCCTCTTACTACCATGTCTTTATTGATAAACTCTCTACTTATATCTATTCTTCCTTTATGGGTATACTAGAAGACATGACAGTAATTATCAAACAAAACCCATGGGAAATCATGAGTGTGGAAGGTGAGGACTGTGTGATTTGTTTACTAGGACATGGTGATTATCGAATACACGACTGGATGAAAAGATATCAAGGTGATGTATAATGGACATCGAATCGATACTCAGAAGAAACAAACCAAAGAGAATCTCTTATTACTTTGATCTGACTGAGTTTGCTGAGATACTAAAACCTAATATAAAGAAATATATCAATAAGAAAAGAAAGGAAAAAGAAATCTGTAATATCTTGTCTTTGCTATGTGAGATGGTGTTTTATGGAATAGTGGACGAGAGTGGGGAATATCATCTCTATATGAATAGTCTAGGTATAGATGAGGGAAAACAAAAAGGGATCAGAGACGAGATGTTTGAAGGTATCTATAGAAAACTCCATGGCACTTTCAGTAGAAGGATCAACTATGATGATATTGATCAAGTAGCTATTTTCAATGAGGGAAAGGTGTATTGTGGGATCGTTAGAGTTGCTGGTAGCGAAGACCTATAGAAAAGTAGTCTTAAAGACTTTTATCATTAGAAGTATGTTGGATAGTCTTGCTAGTAAATATAGTTTTACTTTAGAGAAAGAACAATATATCTTTTTGTATACTGAGATCTATAGTAATTTAATTAAAAAGAAAGACATGGATAAAGTCATTTATTACTTAATTAATTACTTAGAAATCAAGTATCGTAAAGAACTAGAAGAGGACGATGTTCTTATGATCAACCGAGCTATCTTTAGTCTGTATGATGAACTCCATCAGTACAAGATAGTAAAGTGGCATGTCTTGGATGAGAATGTCGTGGTGTTACTAACAAAAGCAAGTACGTATTATAAGCCATGATTATACCTGATAAGTACATGGTACTACCGATGCAAAGAGATACCTATACCTTTTATCAGTTGTTTATGAAGAAAGGTATTAGTAAATACTCTATAGAAAGAACCATTACCCACTTCTTTGAGACTTTATGTTTTTATTATCCGAATATTAAAGAGATATCGGATTATCGGTTTTACTTACATGATCTCTTTAAGGATATGCTTTTACAAAATGAGAGTAATCCTTTTAAAGAGTATGAAATACCCGTCTATTTCAGCCAGTTTAATGAGTATTTTGATCATCTAAGAGATTATTGGGAACAATTTTATTTGGTTCCTGATGGTTTTGTTTATCCTAGAGATAAAGAAGTCTATTATAGCCAATATTTCTTACTGGAGATCAAGATGCCAGATTTGATATTCCGTTTATTGACTTAAGAATGAAGATAAGAACAATGAGTAACGAGAGAAACGAGTCAGACAGAATGACGACTATAGGAGGAATGAATGTCTAACGTCTTTGAAGTAGGACTAGTCTCCTACGAGAACAGGAGCGAAGTATGAGTAACGTGTTCGAAGTAGGAAAGGCCTATAGTTTTCAGGTCTATCCTTCTAATATCATAGAAAACGTATTTGACCATGTGGTATGTGTAGCTAATCTCTCGGGTCATTTAGCTTCCAGGTTTATGGATATTGAAGCAATGCATGCTCAAGTTTATCCTTATTTACCTAAAGGAACGATTGACAGTGCTAGTGAATACAATTACGTTCAGTTTCAATTACGAGATGGTAGCTTAATTACCTTAGGACTTCCTTGGATTAACTTAGATAAAGTCGAAGTATCCAATAACCAAATGATCGTGGCTAAGATTAGAAATATCTCAGTCAACAGAGTCAATGATATTTTAAATGCTCTACATGCCAATGGTTTTGATGATGTAGAGTTATCTGTCCAAGCTGAAGAGCCTAGACAAAACCATATCGCTAATAAGTTTTATCATCCCTAATGCGTCTATAGTCGTCATACATCCCATTACTCTCCTTTTCAACAGGGAGAGTAATGGGACCATCATTCTAGCCATTGGATCTCTCCATAAAGGTATCGATATTGTAATCGGCTACCCCTACGGCAGTTTCTTCATTGACATAATCTCTTGCACCATCTAAATCATCTAGACTTCTTTTATTACTGTTTTTAGCTTGTTCTATTTTGATATCATTCGGATTTAATTCCGAGAGTATCTTGGCAACTTCTAGTTTAGCGGTAACCACCTTATCAGCATTATCTTTATCTGAATTGATACGCATCTGCGTCAGTGTTGCAGTATCCATATCTTTCAATGTCTTTAAGAGGTTCTCCGTCATTTCAGGATCTGTGACGACTTTATCTAGGCCATAGTTCGTAATAGCGCCTACGACTTGCTTACGTATAGCTTTGGTATAGTTAAGTTCTTCTTGTAAAATAAGATCGTTATTTTCCATGATGTTATTCCTTTTTAGATATTTGAAGATATATATTATCTTTTATGTATCCCTATAGAGATAGGTCAATAATGAATATGTTTGATAAAATATGGTTGTCTTTCACTCGGATCCCTATCAGGATCCTCCCTCAAGAGGGGGACATGAATGAATGTGATCGATAAAATCTGGCTTATGAGCCACATTTCACAATATAACAAGGCTTATAGCGAGGAATCCTTAAAAAAATTAATTAAGAAAATCAAGAGAAGTCGAAATAATGTCTTTCAACATCTCTCAGTATTCACCAAGATATCCGTACGTACCGATACGATCTATGTCTTTGCTAGAGACTATCATGACAATATCAATATCCTAAATAACATCCGAGAAAGAAATCTCATTCCACTGAATCCTGGTATCAAGGAAGTCGGTGCTTTGGAGTATTTTACTTATCTAGATGGAGTTTATCTCTCTTCAGAAAGAGTCATTGATAACTTAATAGAAGACTACTATAAGGTTATTAATACTTTATCTTATATCAAAGAAGAGAATATCAGAATACTAGCAACAGCCAAGATAGAGCCTTATCAAAAGGAACTCTATAGAATCTTGTTATATTACTTTAGTTTTTCAATCAAAGGAGAAGTCATCTTAGAGAATTTTTAATCTATATATCTTTTTATATCTTATCTAGTCTTTTGATCCTAGATAACATTCTAGGAATAACTTTTAGGAGCCTTATTTATGGCAGCAAAACATACGGGTGAGAATCCCTTAGATCGTGTTTTAGACGATAAAAGAAAAAAGATCGATGAAGCACAATCCAAAGCCAATGGATTATTAGCCAGATTCTGGCGACAGATCATGTATGATCTCAAGATGGGTAGTATTACTTTCAATGAGAGATTACAACAGTATTTAGAGATTATCTATCCTGGAGAAAACAAAATAGCGGCGAGTAACGCCAGAGGTAGCTATAACAAAAAGTTTGCTTCTCCTGAGTTTACTTTTAAAGTCTTTCTAGAGGCATTGAAAGTCATGGGGGTATTTAAAATAGAGATCTCTTTTAAACTCCATCACATCGACGGTAAAGTCACGACACATGTCATGGATGCTCTTTTGATGAACGATGAGTCTAGAAAAGAGTTTACTGACAAATGGAGTCAGACTCATGGTGTACATCAGGTAGATCCTGAAGAACTCAAACGTCTAGAAGCACAAAGAAAAGACATCATCAAAGCCAAAGAAGAAGCAAGAGCCAGTAAGATAGATAAATCTGGTAAAGTGGTATTACCCATTCCAGGTTACTATGAAGATACACTTAAAGGACACCCACATGAGCTTTCTGAGTCAGAACGAGAAGAGCTCCTCGCCCATACAGAGGAGTCATTACTTGAGAAATCCCAACCTGTTAAGACAAAATAATATATATAGAAAACAATCTATCCTCACTGTAGCTGAAGCCATTGATTTCTTAGAGAAAGATGGGGTTTCTTATGTCAGAGTAGATAATAGAGCGTTAACTGATCTAGGAAGAATGTTGGATACCCAGTACATCATTCCCTTTGTGCATCCTACTTTAGGTAACTTTAATACTGTAGAAGGCTACAGATGGTATATCTCCTTGCAAGAGAAACATGAACTACTAAAAGTCTTAAATGGTCATGAATGTCGTAAGTATATCAAAGAACTCAGAGCGGCTAATAAGCTAAGAAAGATTCCTATCACCAATCTGATTGAACAGATTAGATTTGCGATGTATTTGAAAACGGAGTCTTCTGCTAAATTAAAAGCTTTGTTCTTGGAGAATACTTTACCTTATCGGATATTTTATTTGAATAAAGGTAAAGGAAGAGGGAGTCAATGTGTTTTGAATGAATTACTGGAGAATCATGACAGAATGGTCTCTTTAACCTCTCTGGATAAGATGTATAAGGAAAATCATGACTTGATTTTACCTATACCAGATATTCAAGAGATGTTTAACTATCACAATTAAATCGATATAGTCTACTACCCCTTGGTATAGGGAGTAGTAGACGAGATATGATGAAATTTTTTTATTTACTATTAGGAGTTTGTATGGCAAACGAGTGTATACGAGTCACTCGAGTGAGTATGCGTAACGTAGTGGAGGATACGAACGATGAGTAAGACAATAGAAGGCGATATCCCATCAACCGAGAGAGGTTTATCATGAGTAAAACTATTGAGGGTGATAATGGTAAACCCATGGCCTCTGGTGGCAGTGGTGTCAATATCCCCAAATCTGTATGGACTACAGTCAGAGACAACAGTAAAGCAACACCAGATGCCTATGCAGAAGAAGGTAATCCACAGTTTATCTCTGAGTTTGGTTCAGCGAGTTCAGAAGGACTGGCTAAACTAGGTAACCTCTTCAAAGGAGGTAAAAGTGCTATAGGGAACATCAAAGATGCTATGTCCTTTATGAACAATGTATCCAAGAGTGTCTCTAATATCACCAAGGGTGGATCTATCTCAGATATCATCTCTAATTTTTCCAAATCTGCATCCGCTAATCTCTCTATGTTAGGGATAGATAAGAATAACCCTATTCTTAGAAAAGTAGATGAAGCAAGAAATCTTGTTACTAAAGTAAACGACACATACCAAAGAATCCGAAATATAGATTTTCATTCTGTCGATGGTTTAATGCATCTCGCTAAAGATTTAACTGGTAATCCTGATTTCCTACAGATCAGTCAAGTGAAATATCAGGCTGACTATATCTCTGGTCTAGCTAAGGAAATGATTAGCCAAGGTATACCGAATTCTTTCTCAGCTTTTAAAGATATATTAAAGAATAATCCACATAAACACGAAGTCGTAAAAGATACCTATCCTACGGCTGTCTCTAAACAGGATCTAGGCTCTATCAATGCCATGGTAGATCTCCTAGGACAAAGAAGATTTACAAGAACCATATCCCAGACTAATCTATCTGGTAACTTCACTAATGTCATTACCAAGAACTGGGATAAGAACAATGAACGACTCGATGTCACTAAAGAAAATAAGTTTAAAGAAATAAAAAATACTTTAAAGAATGTCAATGGAGATAATTGGTTATATCATAAAAGAAATAATCAAGATACCATTAATATCAAAGATTATCTTTATGCATCAGACAGATTTAAAGATCTCTTTAACCAAGGTATTGTTAACTCTAACCAGGTAAGACCTTTAACTAGAGATGATATCAATGAAGATATCAAACAAGAAATCAAGAGTAATGATAAAACGACCTTGGACGATGAGAAGTTCTTGGTATGTTTGTTTTTAAATACTTATAATACACCTAAACAAGCTATACAGAGAGACTTTCCTCGAGTTTATCTAGATAGTATAAATATATCTATCTAAACTCTCAGAGAAGATCCCAGAGTCTATCTGGATAATACAAATATAACAATGTGAACTAAACGTCATAAATCCTGGTTACCTAGATTCAATATTAGATAATTGAATCTAGAAATTTTGAATTATATATGATACTAAAGATGTATTCCCCAATGGTGAAAACCAAAGGGGAATACAGGGACCTATGACGAGTATGTCATAAGCAATACACCTAGATAAGAGGATATCCAATTGGATACGAATCCTGTTATTATCAAGCATACACCTAGCGGATCTGTCGACGTGAAACTAGATGTACTTGACAAAATGCAAAGACGCCAGAAATGGCAGTCTATGAACTCATCCATTGATGGTGTTCTTGCATACATGCGTGAACAAGGTAGAATTTAACTAATCTTGTTTACAGGAATCAATCCAATTAAGTTTGGATAATGTCCTTAAGTAGGACAGGTATAGAGTAGCTGACACTACTCTATACCATTATATCCAATCCATTTTATTTTTTATCAAGATTTAATGATTATCAAACCCAAGGAATTCCTATCATGAATAATGATTTAGAAAAGATGGAGTATTATCTTTCCATCCTAGATAAGAAAGTCAGTAAACACCTAGAGATAGTCCCTTCAAATAAAATCCCAGCTTTACATATCTCTCCTGACCATGACCTTAAAGATCTCGTACCTCGTATCGGTAAAAGACAAGGAGATAAAGAAGATAGAACTGTACCTAGAATCTGTGTATCTTCTACTTTGATAGGTTGTTTAGTAGGCTATGCCGCAACAGAATACGAGTTCATGAATAAACTCCCTAAAGACAAGCTTCCTAAAGGCATAAAAGATACTTGGCGAGGAGGATGGTATATTTATCAAATTCCTTTTGAATATGGTCTAAGACCAGATAGTAAACTGGTCTATGACGCTCCTCTTTCTAAAGAGTTCTGGCTAGTGAATTATAAAGCTGGTGTTAAATATATCCCTAATAAAGTCGGTAAAATCTTTATCAATAAAGCAGAGAGAGTCTATACTGGAAAAGGTTTTAATGAAAGATATATGTATTATATCAAAGTAGACGATACTATTATCTTAGAGTACAATGAAAAAGAAGATACCCAGGTGACTTTAAAGAAAGGATGTTATCGTCTATCTTTAGAGAGTGATGGGGGATATGATTATAAGAAAGATTTCACTCTGGAACCCATAACGGAAAGTGAATTTGAAAATATCAGAAAAGAAACCGTATCTTTACTGTCTTTTTCTGATAACCCTAGTATACACTGGTAACAGGAGATATCCATGAAGTCTTATTTATTATTTGCTAAACTCAGAGAAGATATTACTTATCCTAGTAGAAGTGTGGCTAGAGAGAAACAAATCACTAGAGCATCAGGATTAATCCCTAATCCTCCACATGGTACCTACGGATCTCCGTACAATGGCAATAAAAGAATCTATCATTGTAGTATAGCTTTTCAAGATGGTTTTATTATAGACTATTGTAAGGAAGGATTCTTTATGGGATGGTTAGACTATCCTGGTAGATATCCTTTTATTATTCCTGTCACAGAGCAAGAAGAAGAAATGCCTTATGATGTCATTAAAGGCAAGGATTTTACTGAGAGTGAGAGAGATGCACTACTGATAAAACTAAAAAGGTTCTATGACTATCCAGGTGAGACGGATCATGATCAAATAGAGCAAATACACGGTAGAGAAGTCAAAGCTCTAAAAGACATGACCAGGCTCACACATTCTTCTTTAATCGCTTGGATATATGATAAAGAAGAATACTGGTTATATGACACTGATCGTTTATATGAAGAACTAGGAGAATGGGGAAGACCTGGTACCTTGACAGAATGGAATCTAGAAAAACTACCTTAAGCATTAGGAGCATATATGGCTATATTTACTACACTAACGAATACCTTAACTGGACAAGTATCAGCGAGTGAAAGAAAATTATATATTACTTTACATGGTTTTAATGGCCATGCTTTGGTAGATGAGATATATAAAATCTGGAGAACTTCTCGTATAGAGAACCAAGTCTTTAATGACATTGGTAGGTTCTCTGTGACTTTCCATAAATTCTTTTTATTAGATATCATTTACACTTTAGAGACTATTGTCAAGCAACCTTATACTTCTTTATCTAGAAGAAGTATTTTAAAAGCTATTGATGCTTTAAAAAATCTAACTGATTTGAGAATTGTCTTTGATGGTACACAGGTAAACTCTATCGTTGATAAAAGTACCTATAGACTCTTTAGAAAAACACCCCAATCTTGGCAAGATGAATATCTAGATATCTATAGTGATCGTATCCAGAGATATAAACTCACAGGACATCTACTAGATGCCAAGCCTGGTACTGGCAAAACATTGGGTTCTTTATTTTTAATGGAAGCCTTGAAGTGTGATACGATTATTGTAGTCGCTCCAAAAGCAGTTATTATTGATGCTTGGAAAAATACCATAGAAGAAGAGTATAAACAAGTACCCCATTATTGGCATTCCATTATGCCTACTTCACCTACTTTGAATAACCATCTCTATGTTCTTCACTATGAATATCTTCCTAAGTTCATGGACTTTATTAATAGTCAAAACAGATCTTCTTTTGGTAAAGTAGGGTTGGTGCTTGATGAATGTCACAACTTCAATGAAGAAAATTCTAATAGAACACAAACTTTAATAGAACTCACTAGAAAAAATGTTAATTATTCTTTATGGATGTCAGGTACACCTATTAAGAAACTAGGTAAAGAGATTATTCCTTTAGAGTCTTGTATCGATCCTCTTTTTGATGAAGATTGCAGAAAGAGATTTATTGGTGTATTTGGTAGATCTTCCGATAGAGCTTTAGATATTCTTGCTAACAGAATAGGGATTATATCCCACACGGTACAATCGACTAATGTCATTACAGATATTAAATTAAATACCTATACGGCTAATGTCTCTTTACAAAATGGACAAGAATACACGATACCTTCTATCAGAGAAAAAATGAAGAAGTATATCGAAGAAAGAAGTAAATTCTATAAAGCCAATATGGATAGTTTTATTCAAGACTTTAGAGATGCTATCCAGTATTATCAAGAAACTATCAGACATAAACCACAAGAGAAAGAAGCTTTAAATACTTATTTACAGTATATAGAAGAAATCAGACGTGGTTATGATCCTGTGGCTATGAAAGAACAGGCGATGTATTGTAATCGTTTTGAGAAAACCAAGATTATTCCTGTATTACCTAAAGAACTTAAAGATCCTTTTAGAAAAGCTAAATCGGTATATAAGTATGTCCAATTGACAATAATGGGTGAATGTTTAGGGGTTATATTAGGTAAAAGTAGAATCGATTGTAATATAGATCTTGCTTTGAATCTAGGTAATATGAAACTCATCCCAGAAGGCAATGCTAGTCCTTTGGGAGAAATGAGTTTAGCAGATGTGATTAACAATGCCTCTAAGAAAACGATTATCTTTTCTAGTTTTGTTGAAGTAGTCACTAACCTAAAGACACAACTGATACAACAAGGTTTTAATCCATTAGTAGTCTATGGCGATACCAACAAAGATCTCCCTAAAATCATTGATACCTTTGATAGAGACGATACCAGTAATCCCTTAATTGCGACTTTTCAATCTCTTTCTACTGGGGTAAGGCTTACTATGGCTAATACCATAATCATGCTAAACTCTCCCTATCGAGATCATGAGTATAAACAAGCTGTAGCTAGAGCTTTTCGTAAAGGACAAGATACAGATGTTAATGTCATTAATGTCTTGTTAGATACGGGTGGTGTTCCGAATATCTCTACCAGAAGCAAAGACATTGCTGATGAAGCTGCGAATATTGTTGCGTTGATTATGGGTGTAAAAAGAGTAGATTTAGATACCTTGAGTAACGAATCATTTTTAGAGGAGCAATTCGATATGGTTTATCGTTTATCAGACCAAGATAGGGTGGCTTTAGAGAATTGTGCTACTTGCAGCAATGCTGGTGCTTTACCCTATAGTACTAGCCAAGGAAGTATTCCCGTAAATAGTAATCATGGTACAGGTGTAGAAACTGTTACTAAGAATACCAAAGGGTTTGATCCTGAGTCTAATCTACAACAAGCTAATACTAAAGATATCTCAAGTGAAAGAGAAGTACCTTACTATAAAACAGATAAGGGTAATACCATAGAAGAAGTCATGAAACTGACTGAGGATGATCCCATGTGGGATCATATTGACAAAGGCAATGTCTTGTTGAAAGACAAACCTAAAGAGGATGAAGGATTGACTTCCTTTATGACTGGTGTCAACCAAAGCTATGGATGGTAACATCCTAGATTTGGATATAATCTTGAGATGTATATTGAAAAGATCATAAACCAGTCCTACGGTTGGTAACCTATTGAAACCATTGATATATTCTATGATGATTCTTGAGTGATTGCACCTCGGTGTATAAACAAAAGACCTTCGGTTGTTGAAAGAAAATTTATCATATAAACTCCTATATGAGGTGGGATATACTACTGTCGTGAGATAGCAGTCCCCCTACTTATTCTCCGTACTCCCTGTATACTCCGCGAGGGGTGTACAGGGATTTATGACGGATTATTCTAGTTATTTATAAATATTTAATATATATCTGGAGTACACTATACTTCAGGTACATCCTAACTATCCAGTCTATTCAAGGAGAAATAACTATGCTTTATTCAGACATTATTGCAAGAAACTATTTGGAACATGAACCCATCTCTACGGTAGAAAATGATAAGTATACCGTAACCAGCTACATGGAAGATCTTTCTACTTTTGAAGAATTCATTGCTGTCATTAAAGAAAGAATGCTCTATACCAAAGGAGAACTCTTTGACATCGATGAAAATGAAATCCGCCTTTCCTTAGGAATAGAATTCAGTGATTCAGACGGCAATCCTTTCTATATGGATTTCTTTATGGACAAAGAAAAAGGACCTATGAAACTCTTAATAGAAAATTCTCCTGTTATGACTGTACAGTTCAAAACAGATATATTAATAGGAAAAGCTTATTATGACAAAGTGCTTAGTACACTAAATGCTTTTATCAAATCACATAACAAACTCGTGGAAGAAATCAGAGAAGGTATCCATACCCATCTGAATAAAATACTAGACTAAAGGAGACACACATGGTTAAACCAGAATGGCGCGAAATTTATAAATGGCTATACAAAGCTTATTTTAATCAAGATCATATTACAGTCAAAGATGAGAACGTAGATAGTTCAGATAAAGGCTATATAACAAATGGCAAAGAATCTCTTTTTGTCTTTAAAGAAAGTTCAGAAAAAGATGAATATCGATTCACCTTGAAGCAAGGTGATAAAGAGACTATCGTTATTAAAGATATCGACAATATTTCTCTTAGTCACTTAAAGATGCTAGAAGCACTAGGTATCTTTGCTAATCAAGAGTTCTATCGTACTCCTACTGTTAAGTTCATTAAGAATACTTTTAGTAGAGGAGATAATTTTAGTCTATATACCATCCCTAGAGGTAAGAAGAATACCCAATACGTGTCTTTGTTTTATGATGGGGATGGGAAATTAGTCGATACACTTTGGAATTTCGATACCTATATCAAACCTAATAATGATAAACACATTTTCCCCAGACATATTAACTTTGATCGAGATAGATACATTTACCGTATCGATGGTATCGTGGACAATAAAACTTTTATCCCTGGTACTTGTGGGATGTTTTTATACAAGGGCTATCCTTATAGGTTCTATTCGGTCAATAAGTCCTTGGATATCCTTCACCTCTATACCGATATTCAACTCCCTAGAACAGTGGATATGGACTATCTTAGAAGCAAATACATAAACCCTAGTACAGTAGCTGATTTTGTACTAGATGGTAAACACCAGTATAACTACATAGAGACTGTTCATGCTGGATATATATTAAAAGGATAACAAAACATGCAATATTCAATAATCAAGATTTACAGGGATTACAAAGACATTCCTGTGAAAGAAGCTATCAAAGGGATACTTAAGTATCTCTTTGAAAAAGATGGTACAATAAGATACCATACAGACGAAGAGATCAACTATGATTTCGATACATTACCTTATCGGAATGTTCCTAATCTGCAGATGGTATCAATTATCTTTGAGAAGAAGACAGAGTCTCTCCGGAGTGGTAACGAAGGAAAGGATAGTAAGAAAGTCTATAAAGATTATAAAGGAGATATAGTAGAAGAAAGGTATCTTCCTAGTTCCTTAGTATTGACTAGGAAAGGTAATCTTTTTACTATTGACTTTAATGACAGAGGTTATGCTGTCTACACCGCTAGTGGCACGTATGAAGAGATGTTACTGGAGTTTGACAGTAATGTTTTTAAGAAAGTGTTTAGAGATCTTCCTAAACTGGATAATTGAACAAATAAAGAGGTTTTTATGTCTTACACATTCGAGCGTATTTGTCATGTCCTTCGGTATGGTGAAGCGGTATATGAGAAAGAAGGTAAATGGTACTTTAAAGATACGGATAAAGAAGTAGAATTTAAGTATTACCTGGAGAATAATGAAGTCACTTTGAAAATAATATCAGATGGTGTTACTCTGGAAGAAAAAGGATATGTATATGAATATCTGAGATTACTGGATTATCTCTATCTTTATTATCCAGAGTTAACAGAGAATCTTATTATTGAACATCTGGAAGAATATCAGGATGACTTTATAGCTAAGGTATTAAATAATATTACCAAAATCACTTCTTTAAATAATATCGCTGGTAATCATGGGAGAGACGATGATCATCGTTTCTTTGATATCACCTATGAATTAGCTGGTGAAGAACATCGTAATTATCTTGTCATACAGAAACTGAGCGATTATGGGTATATTGAGATCGTGTTAATTGATCCGGTTAATAATACCGTCTACAACGAGGATATTGAAGATAGTAAACACATTTACGGTGCATTCTTCTTACAGTATCCAGAATTCAAAGACATTTACAAGATGTTTGTTTTGTAAACGTCATACATCCCGATGCCGCCTAGGCGGTGTCTGGATGACTAACATCAATTAAGGAGTTTATAATGCAAATCATTACCGAATACAATCATACTTCACAAGAAGTATTAACCACAGATGAAAAGATCAATGGTCTAGTCTTGGATTATATTAAAAAGTTCAAGAAAACAGAGAACAATACTATCATTAAAAGCGCTAACAAAGGGATGTCTATCTTCCGTATCACGGAGACATCGGGGAATAACGATAATATCTTTTTCCTCTCTATCGACATTAGCTATTCTGATAAAGATCTTTATCTCAGATATCATCTCTCTAGTTCTGTTGTTGACAATGAAATAGGACTTAGAGATCTTACTATGCTTAGAGAGTTTTTATATCATTTCTCTCGAGAAGAAGAACTTGCTGAAGCTATCTTGACTAATGCTGAAAAAGCTTTAGGTAGCGTTAACATCCGCCCTAAAACAAAGAAGGTGAAAAATGTATCTAGACTATATTAAAGTAGATAGAAATATTCAGAATAAGACCGATGAGTCTATTGAAGAAGCTTACTATAATCTCACTATGGAGAGATTAAAACATAGTAAATGTTCTTTTGAAGAAGAATCAGGATATACCTGCCTTTTTGATTATAAAGAAAACCAATATCTCTATAAAGGAGATATCCGAATCAAAGATAACGCAATTTGGTTCTTAGAAGATAGATGGTATTATCGTAAAGCGATTCATAATCACTACAATAGAATAGATTTTGTACTAAAATTAAACGAAGAAGATAGTAAAGAGATAGATGAAATTAAGAAAATGTTAAATGATCTTATTAATGGTAAAAAAGAACCTCTATCGATTAAAGAAAAAGCAATGATCTTTATGCAAGAGGTATTGGATAATAAATACCCAGTTGATCATTTAGTCATCCGTAGATCACCTTACGACGACTCAGTGACAGAGGGTACTTTGTCCATCCTTCTCTTTGATGAGCAGGATAAAGTAATTAAAGATCTTGGACTAATGATTACTGAATCATCTCTCCAATTTGCTTTTAAAGATATTGGTAGATTGAAAGATGACTATGACAAGTACACAGAGGCCGTCATAAAGAGTAATTCCGATGATTCTGAAAAATACTTGGAATTACGTACCAAGGTATGTAATTTATTTAAACAATTCTAAGGAGATAATTTATGGATAATGAGACTACTATTGATAAAGTATTGGACTTTCTCAATAAGGCCAGTATCGGGATTTATGACGACATTGAATTAATGGCAAACAAAAACAAGATCCATCTCTCTTATCGAAGAAATGGGTTTTTAGAGAAACAAGTATTTGTGCAAATAGACTATAGTAACTGTCAACAGGAGTACCCAAATATCCCTGGATATGAGGTACTCTCTCCTATCTTTCACTTGACTTATATCAGTGATAATCAAGAGGAGAAAGAGACGATTGCTCCAGGTCATCCGGAGTACAATACTCTTAAATATGCCTTAGTAGGTAAGTATATTGTACCCGATCTTTTAATGAGGTAAATCATGCAACTTACAAAAATCAATGTCACAAGGATAGAGTTACTTAATAAAGGTAGAGAGCCTATTGAGCAAACTTGCTATGATCGCATTATGAATGTAGTGCAGTGGATAGATGTAACATACGTGGACAATGATAATAAAGATTGGAAAATATTCCTTAGATATCACCCACTTCTCCAAGAGTTATTAAAATATTCTTGTATCTTGGAAATTTAAAATAGGAGCCTATAATGAGTATCGATATACTAGATTATATTGAAAATACCGATTTTATTGCCGAGGAGATCGATGGTACTACCTACTTTCGAGTTATAGAGGATGCTAATTGTTCCTACAAAGACAAAAGCATCAAAGGTACTTATATCCTGGGTAGAGAACGTCTTTCCTTTGATTTTAAAGAAGCTGAAGATGGTATCATCATCCGAGTACTGAGTGATAATGAAGAAGGTAAAGAACAAAAATACTCTTATAGAGAGATTGCCAATTCTCCTTATTTATTCGACTTCATACCTGGATTAAGGAAACATCTCTTTACTTACCATAGGGATCTACTAAAAGACAAGAAAATCGAGATGGTAAACATTCTAGACAATCTCAAGTCTATCAAACTTGTTGATAAGATGGAACGTAGTGCCATCATGACTTATCAGGTAGAGACCGTCTATGCCAATAAGCCTATCTCTGGTACTCTAATCTTTATCAATCCCTACTACAATTATAAAGATCAAGTTTATATTTTCATATCTGGGGATATCTATATCAAATACGTAGCTGATGAATATAACAGTGATTACCATTATTGGATGAATTACGTTAAACAACATCCTCTCTTGGAATATGTGCTCTTCTAGAAGCGTATAAATCAATCATACAGGTCACACATCCCCATTACCCTACCTAAGTGTAGGGTAAGGATGTATGACGTCTTAAATCAACATCTACAAAGGAAAAGACTATGTCAAATATTCAGGATAAAGTTTCTTCTCTTCAATCCCAGATATTTAAACAGTATCTAGAGAACCAATATATCTTTGAAAATATTATATCTGAAATAGGTGGTGAATTTAAATATCTTTTCCTCACTACTTCGACATTTGATCACCTTTATTTACAGCCTTCAGATCCAGATCCCCTAGCATCTACTTGGGTATATCGTTATCGTTCTGGTTACGATAACCAAGAAGGACTATTTACCCTTTCTTTTATAGGAGATGATATTCGTATTTTGCTAGATTCACCTGTCCAAAATCAACACCATCGTATCAGTATTCCTGCTATAGATCCTCTATATCAGCAATGGATAATTCATCTTTATCATTGTCATATTGAGTTAGGATGTAATCCAAAACTTAAGAGACTCTATAAAAAGACTTTAAATATTGCATAGGAGCTCACTAGAGACGAGATATACCTATACCCTATATACTCACCTAGGGTAATATAAGATATCGTCTTATACGTCCATTTAGGACTAATTTAAAGAAATATTCAATTATACATTATACCACTGACTATACGGGGGTGATCCCAGTATAGTCTGTATCTACACTTTTCAATAGGATACTTTTATGAAAACCCAACGTTATACATCTCAGTTAGAACTTATTCCCTGTGAACAACCTCTGTATTCCTCTAAACACATGCTATTCACAGATGGTGATGAAGAAAAGAAAAAACAGTATCTTGATGCTACCCTAGATAAATTCACTCAAGAGCGTGAATCCTACAATAAGTATATTGAATTCTTAACAACGACTATCAATGACTCCCCAGATGGGAGATACTTATTGAATACGCTTCGAGCTCCCGTTGCTATATCACCTATAGCTACCAGTGACCAGGATAAACATGTCTTCAATATCATCTCTGAACACGAGATGCAAAGGGGATATATGACCCTATCTGTGAATGATAACACTATCCATGTTGAACTCTATACGCAAATAGGTATTTACATAGAAAATACCTATAAGTATCTATCTATTATCATCCCACCAGAGCATAAGCACTATAAGGAATGGATCTATACTTTAAATCCTATTCCCGAATTACACAATGTCTTATATAAGTACATTGATCACACCATCTGAATCTGATTATACCCTCTAAATCGACGTATAACGTCACACGTCCCCTTACCCTATATGTGTAATAGGGTAAGGATAAATATCGTCTTAGGAGACCAATCATGCACAATCAATTCACTTTTCTCTCTTTCTTAAACTGTTTTACTTTTAATAGAGATATGGATAAATGTATCCCTATCCTCTATAGTCCTAATAATACAATCGTAAAAGGAAAACCATTCCTTACGTCTTATGCTATCCTCGATCAAGATGTCGTAGTTCATATCACAGCTCCTACGGATGAAGTCTTATCCGGTAGGTTTCCTATATCAGCTCTTCTTAGAAATGAAAACGATATCCTGGAACTTCTCTTACCGCTATGTCCTGATCTGTATTATCCATTACTCTCTGCCCATCTAGAAAATAATCAAAATCCTTATATGGGAGAGTTTCTTGATATCCTGGAAAAAGCCCAGTCTATCAAAGGTGGGCGTATTGGCAATATGATCATTTTTGATATTGACCATGAGGAAGACAAATCTACGCTGATTCTGTCTATTCCTAATAAGCTCCATGAAGATTTGAATTATATCTATATGTCTAAAGATACCAGGAAAACAGGGAAAATATATCTCTATAAGAACTATTTCCTGGCTTATTATCTAAGGAGACATGGTAATCCTGAAGTCAAGCATCTCTATAAATACATCAATCCCACCATGTTTGGCATAAAAGAGATCAATCTTAATAATCGTGATAGATATCAAAATGAAGCCATGCATTACTGGGTATCTACATTGTTCCCTAAATACTATCAAGAAACCATGAATAAATAATATACGGTCATAGTCCCCCTATACACCCCTTCCATCAAGGAGGAGGTGTATTTCTTTCACTTCGTTATCTATATAACTTCGTTCAAGATCTCTTTCCACTCCCTAAAAGAGTGGAAAGAGGTTAGGGATGTATGATTTTTTATTTTTGCTCTTGTCATGACCTAAATAGACTTATCTTACGAGTTCTCCTGACGGAGGACCTACAGTTCTCCTGATAGAGGACTTGTATCATCCCTCATGAAAAAGGTTTTTAATTATGTCAAGAAACATCAAAACAACCATTGGTTTAATCGATGGTCTACCAGATCGTATCAAGGAGCTCTCCTTCGAACAAGCTGAAGAGTTGTTGACCATAATCGACAACTACATCGCCCATGGTGATGTCCAAGTACCGAAGAATGATCATCACGAAGATCCACCTCGTGTGGAAACACCACCTCGTGTAGAGCCTCCGAAGCCACAAGACCAACCTGTCGCTCCGAAACCACCCGTAGCACCTGTAGCACCCAAGGATGATCCGAAGAGCGATGTCTCGACAGGAGACGACGGGTTTCCCGTCCAAAAAGAGAGATACCGAGACGAAGCTGAACTTCGTGCAACGACTCTGGCGACTATTGATGCGACTACTGCATATCTCAAGAAAGTAGCGACCAGAGATTATTATTTCTCTGACTATGGTGAAGATCAGTATCTGCATATCTATCTACAACCTACTGACAAACAAAGTCGTCAGATGTTGGAGCTCCATCCGGATAGAAGAACTTTTGCTTTCTACTGTGTGGATCGTAAAGTCAACCGTGAGTATGGGTACAAAGTCCTGCAACAAGAAGACGGTAGTCTCCTTTTCGTCATGACCGTCAACCCTTATCGGGGCGATGCGAAACTCTCCGAGCGCGCACAAGAAGTCGTGAAATACACGATCAAAGATCCGCTGTTCATCTCTGAGGTATATGCCCGTATCGAGTCCTTGGTCAAACAAGGCTACCACGGTGTCATCAGACAAAACTAATATCTATATACACTCCTATGTAGATCACCTCACTAGGACTCGTTAAAGTCCTAGTGAGGATGTATGACCTGTATTTTCTTTTCCTCGACTATCTCTGATAGTCTCACTCAAGAGAATATCTAATATTTACTTGATTAAATCAGATACCCGTTGTAGGATATCTCTTCACTATTCTTTCGATATAGATCGGGATAATGTTGATATTGTTTAAAATTGAAATAATCCATGATGTTTTTAAACCTATTTAAGTTGTTACTACTGATAGATAAAAGAGGCTTATCTGTCTCTAGTCTATCCATAGAACGAATAAACAACTTAACGCCTATGCCCCGGTTCTGGTATTCAGGCAATACTCTTAAACAACAGATCTTTCTTTCACTCACTATGCTTGAGCCTAGCTCATTCAAGACAGTACTTCTCTCCTCAACTCCTTCTTTTTGTCTTGTTGAGTGTGATGTATTTTTCAATATCGCTATACCAGATACCCTACCTGCCTGATGTCGTAGTATAATCTCTCTTTCTCCTTTCTCTATACCAGGTATGATTTTATCGGTATACCATTTAACAAAATCAGGATAGTCTTTAGACAGATCAGACAAACTCATACCCAATACCTTAAGATAATCTAACGTATTCTCTTTTTCTTGAGTCAACAAAGTATGGTCTATGATAAAGTAAGGATCGCTATCACGAGGCAATAAGATCTTGGGA